GGCTTCTCAAACATAGAGAAGGTAACTCTACTTTGTCCTTCTTTATTTTTAACATCTGTTAAGACTAAAATTATTTGCATGGTTTTTTTCTTTCTTTTAATTTTTGATACCAAGCATCAGCTACCCGATACAAAGCTAAAGGCTTTAAGGCGTTGTGTTTAATTGAATTACATGGGTGGCAAATAATCCAAATGTTACTTAACTCATATCCTTTACGACTATCAATACGGTCAACTGTAGGTGAGTTAACTTGATGTCCTTGAGGCACTAACTGTTGACTACAGCAAGGACAGAAAGCAGGGGCAAGAGCAATTAACTGACTTATTGTTAATCCACAGTCGTGTCCTTTTCTAATACGTTGATTACATAGGGCATTTGAAGCCCATTTACGCCACTTAGGGTTAGTGGGTTTCTGCCCAGTTTCTTCCGATTTTGTATTCTGCTGTAAGAGGCACTCGGAGCTTGAGTTGCTCGCCTGCTTCTTGAATAGACTTAACTGCAATTTGACCTACTTCTTCCGCCAACTCTTTACTTGTTTCAATTTGAAATTCATCGTGAATATTTGCTACTACAAAGGCATCTTTATCTTTTAGTTTCTCCCAAAGAATAACTAGAGCTGTTTTCATTACGATCGCAGCACAACTTTGAATCAAACTATTTAAAGCAGCATGTCCTGATCTTATTGTTAATACTCTTTTATCAATGGCTCTTATCTCTCCGCCATCTTCTATTCGCATTAATAAATCATTTTTAATTTCTTTTAAAAAGGGTAATTGAGTATAGAATCTTTCTAAGATTTGTTTACCTTCATGTAAAGGTACTTTTAAAATTTGAGATAATCTTTTGTATGAACACCCATATAAAATTGCATAGAGCATTGTCTTAGCTAATTGTCTATCATTCAGATTAACAGCTTTCATATTATAAGTATGAATATCTCCTTCTAAAATTAATTTAGTATATTCTTTTCCACCTTCATAATTACTTATGTAATGAGCTAAACATTTAGCCTCAATCCCAGAAGCATCTGCTCCCACGAGTACCTTGTCGACAGAAGGTATAAAGAGTTCTCGACATTCCTTTCCATAAAAACTATGGATACTAGGTACTTGCTGTAGGTTAGGTGATCTTGCTGCCATTCTACCTGTAATTACATTAGTTACATAAAATGTATGAACTCTACCTTTTTGAACTACCTTTAACCAAGCGTTCTTACCATCAGCTAACATACCTAATCTTTTTTCTAAACTTAAGTATTCAGATAAAATTTTAGCTTCTGGGTATTCTAATTTACTTAATGTTTCTTCATCGACGATAGGTTGACCTGTAGGTGTGAATTTATCTGGTTTCCAATTTCTTAAAGTTATTAATCTATTTGCTATATGCTGTCGAGAAGATGGATTGAAGATAACTTCTTTTGATTTCTTAACAGGTACACCTTTAGTATAACCGTATTTTGTCGAGTTAACTTTAGGAGTAAACATACCTAAATCTACTGTCCAACTTTTAAATACATCTTCTAATTGTTTTTTTAAATCTGTTGATCTCTTAAGTAATTTCCCATGTAATTCAAAACCTTTCTTCTCATCAAACGCAAAACCTTTTCGTTCTTGTTGATTTAAGATAAAAGCTACTTGATGTTCTAAATTTATTGAGTGTAAACCAAACTTTTTTGAGAGTAACTTCTCATAAAGTTTCAATGTAATTCTAGTATCTTGAATACAGTATTCTAACATTTCAGTAGAAAAAGACGACCAATCGTTGGCTTTATTGAAATCGCCTTTCTCTAAGTGTAAACGATGTCCCCAACTTTCGAGGCTATGTTTACCAACCAAATGACGTAAGATATGTCCTTTCGCTAATAACTTAATATCTAGCTCTTTTATATCTGGGTAGATAAGGCGACTTAAAACTAAAGTGTCGTGTACTAATTCCTTTTTATGGAAGTAGCCATATAGTTTTTCAAGTACAGGGAGGTCATACTTGATACCGTTATGGGCGACTATTAAGTTATCACTCATCATATCTAAGCCATTTGGTATTTCTTTTCCGACGAAGGTATGAATTGTACCCTCTCGGTTAATTACTAAACAATGAACTTTAGTAGGCTCAAGTCCATCTGTTTCAAGGTCAAAAATTAACGGTTGTGTCATGTTCAAATAACCTACCTTTCTCGTGGTCGTATTGTAATTGGCACGCCACGCCTGTAATTCCTGCAAATCTATTTTTTAATATTCTACAAACTGTATGGTCAGCTGTATCACCCACATTTCTTTCAACGCCAATGACAACGTCACTTAATTGGCCAATGGAAGCGCTTCCACGTAATTGACCTAAAGAAGTTTTAAGACCATCTGTATGATCTTTATTTCCTTCTGGTCTTTTTAAATGTGAAACAATAATCACACCAATATCTAATGCTTGAGTTAATGCTCTTAACTTAGTCATTAATACATCAATAGTTTTTCTTTCATCGTTAGTTTCTAATCCACTAACAATAATTGATATGTGATCTATAATTAAATATTCTATATCTAATGCTTTTGCGAAATATCTAATCTTATTTAAAATTGTATCTTGCTCTATTGATCCCCAATGGTCGTACATAAATACGTTTCCATTACCTACAGTTTCATCAAAACCTTTTTTTAACTGTGCATCAGTAACACCTTCTCGATCAATATGGAGAGGTTTATTTAAATGTAATCCTATTAAACCCTCGCAAGTTCTTTTAATACTTTCTTCTAAACTAATTATACCTACTCTAACATTTCCTTGAATAAGTTTATAAGCAATCTCTTTTGTTAATAAAGATTTACCAATACCCGAGCCACCTGTTATCGTAACTATTTCTTTTTTTCTTATTCCAAATAATTTTCTATTAAGTCCTTCATAGGGATAAAATGCTTTTGCTTTTTCATCAGCAACTCTTACTACGTCCCAAAGTTCTTCTCCTGCAACTACACCGTCTGGTCTATAAACTTTTGCTTCCCACATAGCTTTAACAACTTCTTCTTGTCTGTTAGCTACAAGCATTTCATTAACGTCTTTTAAGGGTAACGTTGCAATTTTACATTTACCAACAGTAAATAGTTCAGCAACTTTTTGAGCAGCATCAAAACCGTATTTATCTTGATCGAAAAATATCACTACTGTTTTAAAAGTTTCTAAATATTCGAGTTGGTTTTTAATAGACTTAACTGCGGCAGCAACACCGTTAGGTATTCCTACTGTTGCATATTTGTGTGAGAAAATTTGGGAGAGTGAAATAGTGTCGATCTCTCCTTCACAGACACAGCAAATTCGACCTCCACCATTCCACTTTTCTTGACCGTATAAAAGGGCTTCTTTTATATTGCCGACAGTTCTAAAATTCTTGTCTTTATCTCTAATTTTTTGAAAGACAGGTTGCTTATCTTTATTATAATAAGTTGCTACTTGGATTTTTTGTCCTTTGTCCTCTGCGATCTGGTAGTTCCAAAGTGTCGTGCTTTCCAGAGTAATATTACGTTTCGGTAAAGCTTTATACTCGCCTTGAATAAGGGTTGTATTATTTTGCATATTAACTTTCGTATTAGGTTGAATAGATTTGTCTGGATTTGCATAAGTGTTGCAACTAAAGCAAAAAGTATGCCCATCATCATAAAGGGAATTTCCGTCACTAGACCCACAAGTCTCGCAAGGTAAGTGAGTAATAAACGTACTTTCATTTAACTCCGTTTCTGGTTTATGTTCCATTAGAACCAAGTTGTTACGTTTTTATAATTAAAATACATACGCCATGCCCAACTTCTCATTATGGATACACCTGTAAAAATTAAAGCAAGGTGTATGCTTTTTAAAATTGTTACCTCATAGCCGAAGTATGGGAAAATAATAATCTGTGTTAAAATTGCTAATAAAAAACCAGACCCTATATCTAAAATAGTTTCTATACCTGTTTTTTTAATTAATGTTTCAAATTCTAATTTTCTCATATCTTTGTTCCAAATACTGTTGTTTCTTTTTCTGGTTGATTTGTGTCGTAACTTAATTTTATTCCTTTAAGTTTTAGGGAAGATAACTCTACTTGAAGTCTACCGTTTAACTCTTGATGAGATCTGTTTATTAATTCTAATTTAGTATACTCGTTAGTTACTTTAGTTAGCTTGTCCGTTAGAATAGCTATCATTTCTGTTTGAGTACCTAAAAGTGTTATAGATTTTTTTAATACGTTTGCCGTATTTGTTAAGTCTCTTTTAACTTCATTTTCATAAGACATATCATGTCCATGTTCTTTTGAAGATTCATAAGTTCTTTTATCTTTATCTGCCATTAATCCACTCCTTTGGTATTGTTTTATCCGCATATTGAAATCCATTTTTGAGACACCAATCTGCGTATGTTGTTTTTGAATTTTTATAAATTTTGTTTCTTGAATTACCAAACACAAATCTAATATCTAATTTAGGGTGTTGGTTTTTAACGAGAAGATGTTTCATTCTATCTTCACGTTTTAAGTAGCCTTTAATTTCAATAATGATTCCATTATCTAATTCTAAGTCAGGCGTATATTTATGTTCTTTAGAGGGCTTGAAGTAATGCACTACACATTCCTCGTACTTAAACTTAACGTTTCTAATTGTTAGGTTATCGGTAACCGACACTTCAAGCCCACTTCTAAAATTAGAAGTCGCTTTCTTCTTGCGATACTTCCACATTTTGAGCTACAGGTTTCATTTCAAAACCGTCCTCTTGAGAAAAACCAAATGATTCTTCTACGTTTTCCCCATTTCCTTT